AAGCTTCTTTCTGGCACTTCTTGCATTAATCAAAATCGCTTGCACTATGGCTATCACTATGCCAGAAATGCCGACACTCGCCATTTATGCGCTATTACTTTTCATCGTTTTCTAAAGGACTATGGGAGCGTCGTCCATGACGTGCATGATAATCTCTATGCAGTGTCAGAAGACGAAAGTTTGCTGGATGCTGAAACTATTTCTTTAATTTTCAATGGATGGCCTCATGCTCTTCGTGATGCAGCAATGTTCAATCACACATCAATGCTGTTTAGCACTGCAGAGAAGCGCATTAGCGCCATTGGGGCAAGTCAGTTTTTTGAGCAACGCCTTCGCCCCATCGTCAAGCAAGAAGAAATTACAAGGGGCGATCTAGAAGCGCTCAAACAAGATTACGATTTTGTTTTTGATTGTACAAATAATGCCCTCCTCCAACCATTGTCTTCTCATTTCTTTGAAACAGTGGCAATGTTTCTTTATCGTCCCAAGAAAGAAATTCCCTTTGGTGCCCTCACTTATATAGACGGCGAATTATTTTCTCTCTATCCATATAATTCAGACTGCTTCTCATTGAGCCACGTAAAGCATGGAATCATGAGCGATGGTTCCTTGGGAGAATTGATGAATGCGAGAAAGAACATTGAGGCCCACGTGGCGCGTTATTGGCCTGATTTCTTTGATAGCTTTGATTTCTTGCGACCAGTGCTTTCAACTAAAGCAAAAGTGAAGAATAGCAGTGCCAAGCGCACGCCTTTGGCCAGGCAGGAAGAAAATATCTTTTCCTTCTTTACTGGCAAGATTCAAGGCATCTACGCCATTGAACAAATGGCAAGAAACATTATTGCTCAACCATAAAGCTGCCTGAACAGGGGATACTCTCGCTCATGTCGTGATGCTTTGACAAGCTCGCGAGTGATGCCGTGCTCGTAACTGCTGGAATCAAGAAGTAGCTTGATTTGCTTGTGCTCGTATTGATTCAGGATAGGACCATTGTCGGTGTCACTGATATGCACATGGGCAATCAATCGAAAGTAGTTTTTGATAATTTTTCTGGGGCTATCCCCCTGTAGCCATGCGTTGTTTGTATCAAGCATGGTCTTTACACGACGCAGATTGTAGAAATCAATGTGATTGGCAATCTCCTCAACTGTATAGAAATAGTTGCCACGAAAAGCTTTAGCTATTGGCTCAATACAAAGGATGGCATCGTTTGCATCCAGCACAGCATCCATGCGTTTCAAGACTTCCATTAAGCATGAAGGGCTGCCCCTGCGTAAAGCAGGACTTCCTAGCACAAAGCGCTTGGTTCCCATTAGGGAGCCAAGCTTTATCACCCTCAATAAATGCTCGGCAGTGGCAGTCGTATCTTCAAAGCTTTGCACGCTGCTGTCATAAAATAATGCTTGCGCGGAATAACTTAAAAGCCCATATTCTTCCCTGTATCTCTTAGCAATGTCCGTGCAATCTTCCCGCCTAGCGAAAATGCGAGATGGAACTATTTCAACGAAATCAAAAGCGCCAATATTGGCGCTTAAGATGCCATGCTCCTCTTCGTCAGTCCAGCCAATAGCACTAATTCCAATCATTAATAAAGCTCTCCATCTTCTTCATCGTGTCTTCCTTGCTGGCAAAATATGGGCCATAGTTATATTCAATGCGAGGTCCGCAATCAACTATTGTACGAGCCCAAGGGAAAAAGGAATCAATGATGTCAAGGGTTTCAACGGGAGCAGGAAACCATTGGTGCCAGCGCCCCTGAGTTCTGGCCTCAGTGTCTCGCCATAAATCATTCAAATCGTACCACTGATAACAAGAATTAGCATTAATCTTCTCCACGTTATGCTTGTTCAGCAAATCAAAGAGGATGTTCTTTTTAATGCGCTTGTGGAACAATGCCGGCAAGCGAATAATGGTAATTACAGACTCATGGAATGAGGCTTTAATTAACAGTTCAAAGATGTATCGCGTGGCACCATAGTCAATGCCATGCACTTCAGGAAAGTTTTCAATATATTTGCCACTCTGACTGTAAATATCAATAGTGGAATAGAGGATAATTTCTCTTGGCCGCCATAGCCTGATCTTTGCTAATACATAATTCATATTGTTAAAGTCGTCAATTGGCGCCCGATTTGCCTTCCATTTTTCCGCAGGCAAGCAAGCTAAATACAGCCTGTCAATGTCTCCCTTCAACAGGGGCGCTTCATGGATGTTGGAACTATTAAAGCAATGATCAAAAGCATGATGCTCCTGTAGAACGCCGCCAATCAGGCCAGTGCTTCCAACCAATACATCCATGCTCAAACTGCCACGACAGGCGCTTGTTGACGCATGTATTGTACTCTGCATTTGCAATTGCTCCTGCATGCACAACGCTGGCCAGGAAGTGGCAAGCTTCCCACTGGTACAACGCCCCTAGCTGCAAAGTCAAGACAATCTTGGCAATGCTTTGCTTGACTGTCCAAGATACGACGCATCAAGCTATAGCCTTGTTTCTCTTGGCGAATTGTGGCTCCTTCCCAGCAAGAGCCTCGCACACTTTGAGAATACATGCCGATACGAGCAAGAGCCATGGGAGCAGAAATGCTCCCAGCCAAAAGATCACGAGCAAAACCCTCCAAGTAACGATATTCCGCACGAAGGCGCTGACCGATGCGCCCCCAGTCCGAAGCCCGCATATTGTCCTTCCCGCCATTGCCAATGATTGCTGCCTGTACATGGGCCAGCTTAAGCGCTTCCCTTACGCTTTGTTGCCATTGATCCAGCGTGATAGAGCCATCACTAAGCATCCCTGTAAGACGACGTAGCAAAGTGCCAAGCTTGTCAATTCGACCATCAACCAAAGCCTCAACGGCAGACTGACTGAGAAACCGCCCGTTACTTCCGCGATAACGGCCACTAATGGGATCGTAACGCCATGAGGATTGATCCAGGCGAGACTGAATGGAGATGGCGAATTGCGAAAGATCATTCAGGCTTTGCATCCTCTGCCTCCAGGATATCCTTAAAACGCTCTGGAGCTTCCTCTTTCCATTGATTCAATGCGGCATCAATGTCCTCTTGTTTAATTAACGATGCTTCGTCCACTTCCGAAAGAATGAGGCCTTCCACTTTCATGGGCTCAATTGCATCATTTTTTTGAGCCAAAAACTCTTCATGCTTCTTAAGAAAGATTTCATGAGTGGAGCATGGCATAAAAATGGGGCCATCTTCTCCTTCCTCTTGATGGAAGCCAGCACAGCCAATTTTTTTAGCAGTTGCCAATGCCTCCTCTTCTGTCTTGTAGAGATGGGCACTCGGATCTTTTGCATCCACTTTGCTGCTTACGTTTTTAGCTTTTCCCTTGCGTTCGGGATTGGGATCGGCTTTGCGCTTGCGGGCGACAATAGTTTGACGCTCTTCTTTGCTCATGGCTTGAGCCTTTGCTTCAGGCAAGCATTTGGGCTTACCTTCCTTTTCCTCTCGTCCTCCGCATGGTCCCATGATTTCACCATTGGCACCAATCCTCACCCATTTCTCTTTGAACCACTGCTCAAGGTCATCGGCATGGATCTCACCTTCATCGTTCTTGAAGGCACCGCCAAGAGAACCGTGCTTTTTCTTGTACATCTGCTTGTATTGCTGCACCACGTAACCACTGGCATAGGCAGATGGCCACACTTTGAACTTAGCTTTGGCAGCTCCCACCGCTCGCGAATGCAGATCCTCGTCAGTGAATTTCACATCGCCACGCACCTTCTCTAAATCGCGAGGAAGAAACAAGCCAGCACTGTCTTCCACCTCTCGACTTCCTTCCATGGGAAGAGTGCCATTCTCCTCGTTCATGGGATCGCGCCCACCAGGAGGTACGGCCATCTTGCCACTGCCTGCGGCTTGAGGAAGTTCCCGCACTACGGACGGGTCGAGCGTAAGCTCCATGCTCCACTCAGAACCGCCGTAACGGGCATCTGCCACCTCCCTGGGACTCAGTACACCCAGTTGGATGTAGCGGCCATCTACAGCCGCCACGCGAGCCCTTACATCGGCCATCTCGCGTTCGTTTAGCTCGAACAATGGGTTGAATGAAATGCGCCAAGATTCAGGCAGCTCTCCCTTCGTGGGACCTTCCTTGCTCAACATGATCAGTTCCATCAACTGCTTGACGGGACGCTTGAAATGAACGCTTTGGTAATCGGCCAATGTTTTGGCGAAGTCACGCTCTTCACTACGACCAGTGGAGCCAAGTCCACCAGGGCTCTCACCAAACAGCACTGTATGGGGAATCTTGCTAGCGCCAATAATATCCACGCGCAGCTTTTCTAAGATTTCTCCAATGCCTCCGAAATTACGACTAATGAATTCAAGCTCTTCTTTTTCCGCATCAATCGCGTAGCCGCGATAGATGCTCTTGCTCATGTCATTCACTTGCAAGCGATCACGAATGGAGCTTTCTTTGCCAGCAGCAAGCATTGCCGCCAGGCCTCTTACCTTGTGAACAAAAATATCAAACTCAGTGAGGAGAGTGGCAGCAGAATTAAGGCCAGTCCAATAGTGCTTGAAGCTGTCATAAACAGTCTGCAAGCTGCTCATGCCCCAACCATAATTACGCTGCCTCACGCGATAGGGAAGCCAGTCCCCATCAAAACGTAAAATCCTATCCTTGTGGATGTAGGACAATTGTGGCTGGCTAATTAAATCGCCAGAAATAATTTGATAATACGTTGCCTTGGAATAGTCGTATAGATTTTCTTCGTTAATAACTGGCGCAATTTGCCAGCGGTCTAAGCATTCAATGTCTTCAATGCGGCGAATGTTGCGTTTGTCCACTGGCATGTAGGCAGGACGCCCATCGTCAATAAACAGAAGCAAGCAAGCCCCTCCATAAAGACGAGAGTTTTTGGCTACAAGATTAAGATTTTCGAGAATGAAGAGATCTTCAATAACTTGCTCAATGCCTTGCACTTCTTCTGCCCTGACGCCTTCGCCACCAAATAAAACCTTGAACCCCTTCCGAGTGGCTTGGTCAGCATAAATATCAACGATGCGACGAGGAAGCCATTCACCATAGAGATTTTCCAGCTCTTCTTGAGGCAGGAATACAGTGGCCGTAGTTTTGGTGTACTGGCTCTTATCACGGCCAGTTCCCATGCCAATCAGGACGTTCTGGAGCCCATCAGCGCGGACGCCACCACTCCCGGCATGACCAAGATCAACTGCATCGCCTTCCATAAGATTCCTTTATGGCCATATTGTCTTGCTTTTATTCTAGAGACTGGCTACATTGGCATGTTGCTCATGCACAAGATGGCCTGCTCTCCTCTTGTTTTTGCTTTCAGTGAACAAGACAAAGCCTTGGTACGACAGGAAGCGGAGCGTCGGCAGTCTTTCAATGAGAAAAAAAGCCTAAAAGGACGCAATGGTGGGCCGGAGCAGGGGGCAAAAGCTCTTTTCATTCATAAGCTTGGCGCTGCTGGTGAACTGGCAGTGGCAGACTATCTCCACTTGCGGGATTTTCTCTACCAAGAAACAGAAGCGAAGCGTGGTTCTGTTGATCTCCCTCCAAACATAGACGTGAAGACACGCTCTCGTCATGATTACGATCTCATCTGCCAACTAGACGAGAAGCCTGGAAAAGCTTTAGTGTTGGTTACGATACAGCACAAGATCACTCTCATCCATGGTTGGATAAAGAGCGAAGATGCAATGCAAACGCAATGGAAAAAAGATCCTGCAGGCGGAAGAGCTG